CTGCAAGCTGACATCCAGTACCGGGAGTTGGTGAGTAACGGCGCTACCGCGAACAACCGTTACATCCAGTACATCGACCGGAAGCCCCAAGGCACGGTGGTTCTGGAAGCCGTCACGATGGCGACCAGGAACTACTTCACCGATGCGCTGGGCACCGGCACCGGCAACTGCACCTTCCAGCACGGGACCACGGCTGGCAACCGTGTCACCTTCACGGCGGCGCAAGCGGATATCATCAATCCGACCTACGCCGACGACAATGGCGTCCAGATGCTCAACATCCCTCTGGTGTTCCTCCCCACCACTGCGGGTAACAACGAGTTCTCCCTGGCGTTCACCTGATCACAAGAGGCACCCCATGTCTTTCGTTCTCAAGCAATCCACCACCTACACTTGGCCGGTCACCGTCGAATATCCCGTCGATGGCGGTCGCACCGAGAAGAGCACCTTCGACGGTGAGTTCAAGCGACTGCCCCAGTCCCGCATCAAGGAAATCACGGCGGCAGTTGAAGCCAACGAACTGACCGACGTGGACATCGCGGAAGAAGTCCTGGTCGGCTGGTCTGGCGTCTCTGACGGCACGGATGAAATCCCGTTCTCGCAGTCCGCCTTGGCGCAGCTGCTGGAAGTGCCGCTGGTGGCGTCTGCCATCGTGATGGCGTTCTTCAACTCCCTGACGGGTGCCAAGAGAAAAAACTAGAGGATGCCGCCATCCACTGGGCCGGTGGGACCGCTGAGGATAGCTCTCTTGAGGACCTCGCGGTCCTGGGCGTCTCAGAGGAGGTGGCAGAAAAGATAGCTGCGTCTGCTCCCAAGGACAACTTTGAGGTCTGGGAGGAGAACTGGCCCATCGTCGAGATGTTCCTTCGCATCCAGACGCAGTGGCGTGTCGCTGGTGGGATGGGCGCGGCCTATGTGGGGCTGGACTATCAGGCGGTCGCCTGGATGTTCAGCCTCTACAATGTGGAGCAGCCCCGCCAGATGCTTGAAGACCTTCAGGTGATGGAGGCGGCGGCTCTGACTGCCCTGAATCGGCGAGACGACTGACGATGGCCCTAGACCGCACCTTCATCGAACTGACGGTCAAGACGGTCGGAGAGAAGGCTATCTCCGACCTGTCGAAGGAACTGTCCGTCACTCGCAACGAAGCGAAGAAGGCGATTCAGGAACTGTTCGGCTTCAAGAAGGCCGAAGAGACCATCGAGGACTTCAACGAGGCAGTCCTCAATACCGAAAACGGGATCAAGCGGTACGTCCGTTTTCTGGAGCGGCAGCGAGGGGAGGTGCGGTTCCTCGGGGCTGACTACCAGAACCTCACTGCCAGCATCGTCAAATACCAGAACGCTCTGAAAGAGGCGCAGTCCCAGGGGCTAGCGAACCCGCTGTCTGCCGAGCAGCTGCGGACAGAGCAAGGTCTTGAACAAGAAATCAAGCGGCTGGAGCGGCTCAAGTACACGGTCGATGGAGCGACCAAAGAGTACGCGCAGCTGCGTGAGCAGATTCAGCAGTACCAGCAGCAGCTGAAGCAGATGCGCTCGGGGCCGGAACCCGAGAAAGACCCCATCAACCCTCGCACCCTGGGCGGTCTGCGTCAGGCTGTGCAGGAACTTGAGGCTCTCCGCGAGAAGGCTGATTCCGGTGGTGAACTGTTCCAGCAGTTCGGCCAGCAGATTGCGGTCGCCCGCAGGGAACTTGAGCGCCTGGCCCGAGTGAAGCTGCTGCCCGCTGTTGAGCCCGGTGTCCTCGCCGAGACCGAGCAGCAGATTGACGACCAGATTGCCTACCTGCGGCAGGAACGTCGTGAGGTAAAGCTCAACAGCGAGGAGTACCATCGCCTCACTGCTGAAATTAAGCAGTACCAGCAGCAGCTGCGGCAGGCGCAGAACCCGCAGGAGTTCTTCCCGGCGTCTACCCCTCGGGGGATGCGGGAGGAGATTGCGGCCCGCCGCGAGGCCCTGGACCGCATGGACTTCTTCGACCCGCAGCGGCAGGGCGAGATGCAGGGTCTGGCGGAATTGGAGCGTCTGCTGGCGCAGCGCACCAAGCTACCTGCTCTGCCGGTGCCCATCGAGGAACTCGACACCTATGGCGGGAAGCTCAGGCAGATTCAGTACCTGCAAGAGCAGCTTCAGGACACCCGTTTTAGTGACGGCTCCTATGCTCGGGCGGCGAAGGAAATCAACGACCTTGAGACCCAGCTGAAGGAAGCTCGGGAAGCAGCCCTGGGTTTGAAGGAGGTCATCAAGCCAGCCCCCGTAGGCAGTGAGCGGTGGTTCAACGAGGAAATCAAGCGACTCAGCGAGTTGCGGAGTGACCTCGATATCACGTCTGACAAGTATCAGGCGTTCACGCGAGAAATCCAGTCCTACCAAAAGCAGCTTGAGGTGGCCCGCAACGGTGAGCAGCCGGGGGCCATCCGCAGCCGACTGCTCGGTGCTGCTGGTGCCCTCGGTGCGACCTCGCTGTTCGGCGGCGGCATCATCTCGGGGCTTGGTGCAGGTGCTGGTTACCTCGCTGGTGGTCAGGCCGGGGCGTTCGCCGCTGCTGGCATTGCCCAGTCCCTCCAGATGACGGTGATGCCTGCCACTGAACTGGCAGCGCAGGTCAGCCGCCTCAACAAGGTACTGTCCGAGGAGTCCGGGGCGGAGTACGCGAAGAACCTTGAGTTCATCCGCAATATCTCTGTCTCAACCGGTCAGACCCTGCCTGACGCCACCCAGCAATTCCTGAAGCTGAACGCTGCGGTGAAGGCGGCTGGAGGTAGCACCGAAACAGCTCGTGGCGTCTATGAGGCCATCTCCGGGGCCATCGTGAAGTTCGGCGGATCTGCGGAACAGGTCAACGGAGCCCTGAACGCAACGACCCAGATATTCTCCAAGGGCAAGGTCCAGGCTGAAGAACTCTCGGGCCAGATTGGTGAGCGACTGGTCGGTGCCTACGTCAAGTTCGCCCAGGCCAACGGCTGGACCACCAAGCAGCTGTCGAAGTTCTTGGAAGAAGGCGAAGTCACCCTCGACCAGTTTCTGAAGTTCGCCGACTTCATCCAGAAGGATGGAATCAAGGCTCTAGAAGAGTACGCCAAGAGTGCGGAGGGTGCAGGCAGCCGGTTCAACGCGGCATTCAGCCAGTTCCAAGTGAAAATCGGCCAAGCACTGCTCCCCGCTGGTGCAGCACTGCAAGACTTTGGCGTGCAACTGCTCGGGGTCGCAGGTGATGCCATCGTCAAACTGGTGGACGCTGGCAAGAAGCTAGTCGCAGCTTTCCAGGCGATACCGAAGCCGGTCACCGATGCGACCGTTGCGCTGGTCGCCTTCCTCGGAGCATGGAAGCTGTTCAGTGTTTCGGTGGCTGCTGTTCAGGGGCTCCAGATTGTCGCGTGGTTCGGTGGACTGACGACCGCCATTGCGACTACGGGCGGTCTGCTGCCCGCTGCCAAAGCTGCTTTCGATGCGTTCTGGATCTCGGTGACTGGCCCTGTCGGGGCGACCGCTGCGGTGGTCGCTGGGCTGGCCGCTATCGGGGTTGCGCTCTACCAGAACAACCAAGACTTCCGCGACTGGGTCAACGCTGTCGGTCAAATCATCAGCGAAGACTGGAAGCGTGGCATGGACACGCTGAAAGGTTACGCCGAAGGCGCGGCTGATAGGGTCACGCAGAAATTCAAAGATATCAAGGAAGACATCAAGAACATCTTCGGGGATATCCCTGGAGTTATCGGGTCAATCCTTTCCGGGGTCACGAAGAAGCTCAACGACTGGTATGCGTCTCTGCCGCCTTGGGTGAAGGGAGCGTCTCTCAATCCACTTCTTGGCATCATCCCTGGTGGAAACATCGTCGCTGGGCTCGGCAGCGGCTTCAACCAAAGAGTTCAGCAGCGAGTCCAGGCTAACCGGACCGCATCGGCAGAGGCTGCTCTCAGTCAATTGGTCAATCCGCTGGCGACGGCTGGCTCGACCGACCAAATGCTCCGTCTGCTTGACCAAGCAAACCGCAACGACATCCAGAAGAGCCTGCCCGGCCAGTCTGGCGGGGATGACGACAAGAAGGAGAAGGAGAAGAAGGCAGCCAGGGACAGAGCCCTTCAGGACTACTTCAACAAGATGTTGAAGCTCCAGAAGGAAGCATTCGACAACCAGCAGGCGTATGACCGTCAGCTGTTTGAGAATCGGCTGCGTCGGCAGAAGGAAGAATTCGACCGCCGCACCGAACTGGCCCGGCTTTCCGAAGAGGCCCGTGTCTCGGGGCTGGGAGAAGGCGGCAAGGAAGTTGCCGGGATATTTGAGAAGCTGAACGACCGCCGTCGTCGCGATGAGGCGGAACTCTTCCAGCTGCGGCAGTCCTACAACCAGAAGCTCTTCCAAGCAGAGCAGAAGCAGCTTCAGGACCTGTTCGACAAGCGGCAGGAGGCCATGCGGGAGCAGGCGAAGGATCTGGTCTCCCCAGCATCTGGGATGGCCGCAGGGTTCGATACCTTCACTGCCATTGCCCGCTCGATGGGGCTAGTGGTCACCAGCGGCTATCGCCCCGGCGACCGTGGCTTCCACGGCAGCAATCAGGCGAAGGATTATGGCGGCAATCCGCAGGATATGCTGCGCTTCGCCCGCTACATGGCTGAGGAGTTCGGCTCCCAGCTAAAGGAACTCATCTACACGCCGCTGGGGTTTGGCATCAAGGACGGCAAGCGAGTTCCGCTGTCGTTCTGGGGTGATGCGGTCAACCGCAACCACTACGACCACGTCCACGCGGCATTCACTGGCGCTCCTGGGGCGCAGGCGACCAGCCCGGCCCGGCCCGCCAATGCGCCGAAGGTCAGCATCCCCAGGAACGTCGGTGACAATGCAGCCCTGAGAGCAGCAGCAGCAGCTGACCTTGAAGCCATCAAGAGGCTCCAGGCCTTCCAGACCCAGGCGCAGGCGAAGGACTTTGAAACCGCCCTAAACAACCTAAAGGGCAGCCTCAAGGAAACCTTCGCGCCGTTGGACGACGCCAAGAAGTCGGCGGATGACCAGCTGTCGGCTGCTCAGAACTACTTCAACCTGCTCTCGCAGGGCATCACCCCGGAACTCAAGGCTCAGTTCGACGCCATCGACAAGATTGCAGAGACCGAGCGCCAGAAGCTCACCGGGATGGCGGATGAACTTCAGCTGAAAATTGCCTCCACCAGCATGAGCGAGGAGGAGCGCAAGCAGCGTCAGGAACAGCTGGACCTCATCAGAGCCCGCATTCGTGCGCAGAAGGGCATCACCGATGAAACGAAGAAGACTGTCGTCGCCACCAAGGAACTGGAGGAGCGCAACGAACGCATCAAGGAACTGGCGGGCGGCATCGCCAACAGCATCGGCAACGGGCTGACCGAAGCATTCAATCTGGTCATCGACGGAACCGAAGACTGGGGCCGGTCGCTTCAGGAAATCGCGTCTGGCGTCCTGCGCGAAATCGCCAACCAGATTCTCCAGATTATGGTTATCCGTCCCATCACGAACGCCATCAGCCAGTTCCTGCCGGGCTTCCTCGGTGGCATTTTCCCGTTCGCCAACGGCGGCATCATGACTGCCGATGGCCCGGTGCCGCTGCGCAAGTATGCTGCTGGCGGCATTGCCACCGGCCCGCAGCTGGCCCTGTACGGCGAGGGCTCGATGAACGAAGCCTTCGTCCCCCTTCCCGATGGTCGCCGCATCCCGGTGGTCATGCAGGGCAGTGGAGGTGGCACCAGCGTCGTGGTCAACGTCGATGCGAGGGGCACCCAGGTCCAGGGCAACGACGCTAACGGGCAGCAGCTGGGTCGAGTCATCAGTCAGGCCGTGCAGGCGGAACTCATCCGCCAGAAGCGGCCCGGCGGTCTTCTGGTTGGAGCGTAAATCGTGGCGACATTCACATGGATACCGGACTACGGGTATCAGAAGGAGACCCGGTTCAATGTCCGCAAGACGCAGTTCGGCGACGGCTACGAACAGCGGGTGCGGTTCGGCATCAACACGACTGCTGAGACGTACAGCCTGACGTTCGAGAATCGGGACAATACCGAGTCCGACGCTATTGAAGCCTTCCTCAAGGCACGGGAGGGTGTGGAGTCATTCGACTGGACCCCGCCAACGGGTACAACGTCGATTAAGGTGGTCTGTGACGAACCGCCGACCCGCACCCCGGTGGCCTATAACCTCAACACCATCCGCGC